TTCTTCCTCTGCTTCTTCACGGGTAGCATGAGCGGTATGTCCCTCTTGCCACAGGAATTCGGCAGTACGCAGGAAAAGACGGGTACGCATTTCCCAACGCATTACGTTAGCCCATTGATTACATAAGATAGGCAGATCACGATAGGAATTAATCCAATTTTTATAAGTATTCCATATAATGGTTTCAGAAGTCGGACGAATAATGAGTTCTTCTTCCAATTTTGCTTCAGGATCCACGATAACTCCTTTTCCATCCGGAGAATTTTTCAAACGGTGATGAGTTACTACGGCACACTCTTTTGCGAAGCCCTCCACGTGTTCTGCTTCACGACTTAAGAATGATTTCGGGATTAATAGCGGGAAGTAGGCATTTACGTGTCCTGTTTCCTTGAACATATCGTCCAATTGACGTTGCATTTTTTCCCAGATAGCGTATCCGTAAGGCTTAATCACCATACATCCGCGTACAGCAGACTGTTCTGCCAAATCAGCTTTTACCACCAAATCGTTATACCACTGTGAGTAATTCTCACTACGTTTGGTTAGATCTTTCAGTTCTTTTGCCATTATATTTTTCTATTTAAGTTTTCCAGAGTGTTAAAACAGGGTGCAAAAATACGAAAAATGCATGAAATGCCCTATTCTTCATACATTAATTTATTCATATAAAAAATCAGGCAGTTATCTATGAACTGCCTGATTTTCAAATGAGCGGTAAACGAGGCTCGAACTCGCGACCCCCAGCTTGGGAAGCTAAACTTTAAAATCATATAAATATATGTATTATAACAGTTTATAATTATGGTATATAAATAAAAGAGCAACAATAGAGCAACTTTATCTGAATTAGATACTTTCTCCTTTTTTATTGAGGACAAATATACGGAAATATTATATAGGATCAAAACAAAGTTGGCTATAATCAAAAAAGGCAGCTTATTCGGCTGCCTTCTCTATCTTCTCCCTAAACAACCTTAACTGGTCAACTGTCGGGTAAAACGTAGGGTTCTCCCAGTTCTTACCAATCACAAGGAGCATCGAATCAAGATACTTCTCGCAATCGAGAATCTTGGCGCATTTGTCCAGTTGAAATTCCCCGACCGGGTATCTCTTATTGTTGAGCGTTTCTTTCGCCCAAGCTAGCAACTCATTTATCGAGTCGTAGTCGTATTTCTTTTCTTCAGCCATAATATTTAGTTTTCGGCAAAGGTATAAAAAATCCCGGCATATTTAATACACCGGGAGGATTCCATTTTAAAGAGGCAGTTATAAAGAAATGGAAAGGAGCTCTTCACCAAGTTTATGCAAGGCTGTTTCTAATTTCAAATTTTGCTCTTGACGTGGAACTCTATTGCCAGAAGCGTAATGCCATAATTGTTTCTGATTAATCCCCGTAATACGTTCCAATCCGGCTTTTGAAAATACACCTTCATAAAAATCCAAAAATGATTTTATATCCATTTTAAAGGATAGTTCATAATCACCTTTTAATGCATCGGGCAATTCACACCCCAATTCAGAACATTCTTCGATAAAGACTCCAATAGCCGTTATCATGTTCTTTTTTATTTCATCAATAGTAGAACCTGTAACAGTTATACCATTAACGCCATCAATATAAGCAGAATAATTATTATCCGCTCGCTCGATGATTACTCTTAATGTTACCATGTGTAGAAGTTTTTATTATCATTAACAAATATACTTTTTTAATTGTTCAAGGAGATGAGGATTGACAGGGCCTATTTTAGCCCTGCCTCCTTTAAAATGGAATTCAAAGTACCATCTTTTAGGTCATCATTTAGATTACCTGGAACTACTATAGGCCTCTTAGCTCCTTCTTTGTAGTATATACGATGGTCACCTCTTATTCGAACGAAAGTCCATCCATTTTTCTCAAGTAAAACGATTACCTCTTTTACTTTTTTCGTCATCCAGACCTCCTTTCTTTTATTAAAAATTATATCTTACAATGAAGATTTGACACCGCAAAGATAACTATTTTTCTACTATTACCAAGTAATAATAACTATTTTTCTACTATTTAACATAAAAATCCCCGACTACATAGCCAGGGACAAGCACAAAGATGCAACCTTCGCAATAATCGCAAGAGGAATCAGCCAGTACAACCACCTTTCTAGGCGTTCCATAGCATAACCAACAGAAGCCGACAGAAATCCGAGTGGTACCGGTCATCTGCCTGTGAAATCAAATCATCTATGTAGTCTTTTTCTCTCATTTTCGCCTGTTACATATATTCCTGACAAAATGCCCCTTAATATCTTCGACATAAGTTTTTCCTGCAATGTTCACACAAGAAGTTCTTCGCTATCGGGAACATCTTCTGACCTACCTCACCGGAAAGATATTGGGCTTCCTCCCCGTAGGGGTCAATATTGAATGCTTGTGAGATATGCCGACACAAGTGCCCTTTTTCGTGGTCCCATGAGTTTTGGAACTCTCCCGGGGAAGAAGTGAGAGCAATTACCATCACAGTCTCACGCTCCTCAAAGTCCGAATATGTAAGACCGGTATTGAGAGCCCCGGAAGAGAGGTTTCTGTATGCCTGTTTGAAATCTTCCCCTCTACAACCGATACGGTGAAGTTCGCATAGAATCTCACTGATCCAGTAAGTCGTTACGGCATAATACACCCTAACTCTCCAATCATATTTCGGTATGTAGAAATCCTGGACTATCATAAATCAGAGCATATCATCCCACATTATAGGTGTGCCACTTCCGATACAATCCGCATAGAAACGGGTAAAAGGAAGTCCGTCATATCCGTCTGGATCATCTATGTAATCCTTCAAGAATAATGCCAAACGGGATTCATCTGTAATGGAACTCTTATAATAATCAGCTTTCGCCATATTGGCTACATATACGCAATCGTACCCGGCATCTTTCTCCAGTTTAATTCCGTATTTTTTCAGAAGCTCCTCCACCTCTTCCTTTTTGATCGGAACGAGCTTTTCCTTCTGCTTGGTAGTCTTGTTCTCAACTTCCATTTTAGAAACAGCCCATTCGCACATCTTCTTAGAGAAGTGCCAGCCGTATAATGACAGATAATTTTTCATTGCCGTCGGCATCTTGTCATACGTATCTAGTCTTTGTCCCATAATAATTGCTTTATTAGAATAAGAGGGGATTTCTCCCCTCATACGATTAATAGAACTCACCGTTTGAGCGTCTGCGTCTGCGCTCTCCCATATCTCCGTACATAGGGGATTCCGGGAAATAACCCGGCATACGACGCTCGTTCATGCCATCGCTGTCGTAGCGTCCATTCTCACGGAATCCCATTCCACCGCCACGCATTTCACTCATGGCCTTCTCATAACCATGGCGGCAGCCTTCACGATAAGCTTCTTCGATTTCACTTTTGCCTCGCATTCCGAAGTCACGATCATATCCATCGTGTTCTTCTCTTATTGTCCACATTCCCATATCATTTCTTGTTTTTAGATGTTTCGGTTACTCCTATTTGTTCCATTAGCCTTTTGTTTAATTCCATAAGATCTGCCATATTCTTGCTCATTTCCGACATTTGCCCTTTCAAAGAGGCAATCTCCTGTTCTTGACGCTGTTTTTCAGCAAACTCTGGATTCAAGAGAGTAAGCATCTTGTCGCATCCGGCAATCACGGATTTATGTATGTCCATGCTGTTTAGGATATCTATGCTTTTTTGTTTCATAGAAGCTACCTCATTGTTCATTGCATCTCGTGAACATGATACCACAATATTCCCGTTTTGACCAAAATCGGCAATATCCATTCCTGCAGGGAGATTTTGAAATGTAGTGTTTTGACCGTTGATACTAACGACAACATCAACTACCATCTCCATTTGGGTGAGCTGTCCCACTACAGGAGAGGCTATAGGATATTTTGGCTTAGGGGCTGAAACGCTTACTACCGGACCATATTCAATATATGGATTGGTATCTTTATGAAGTATATACAACTGGTTATTGGTGCGAAGTGACTGAAACATATTGATTTAATTTAAATAGGGTGCCAATAAACTCTGACACCCGTGTTGACTACTTGTTTTTACTTGACGCTACTTCTGCTGTAGCAGCCGGAGTAGCGGTAGGTCTGTATCCGCCATTAACAAGGAACAGCTCATTGGTGTACTTGTTATAGTGAATTTCATAAATACCGGTTCCGGCAAGGTTTGCAACTGTAATAGGCTCGTTGTTGTAAGCCATCAACGGTCTTGTGTCCCCATTGGTTCCAATCAGTACAGGAAGCGTTGTCGCTGTTCCCGCAGGGATAGGCTGGCGAAGATTAACATAGAAACTTCCTACGTAGTCCCGGTTACGGAATGCATGATTGGGAAGTTCCAATGTCACATTCTCTGTACCGACCGTTACACCCACCGTCGGAAGGGTGTTGTTATTGATCCTTCCAAGCGTCGGAAACAGAAAGGGGAATCCTGTAAAAAAGTTAGGCCACATAGTTACCTCCTTTCTTACCGGATCAACCCCAGTAGTTATTACAACCGCATCCGCCACGTCCGTATGCTGCGTCACCGGCATAAGCACCGAAGGCAGCAGCACGGTAAGTATCCATGTTTACACCGACAATGTTAGGGTATTGAACCGGAACCGTATTGGGCAACTTGCATTTGATTCCATCAACATCGCTTTGTAATGCTTGCAATCCCGCTGCAAGAGGTGCAATCTGTTGACCTACTGCATTTAAAATTGTAGCATTTTGGTTGCGTTGGGAGATTTCAGCAGTAAGAGTTGCCTTTTCCGCAGTAAGAGATGCAATCTTGTCCTGTAACGCCTGATTCTGCATAGCATCCAACTTGGCAATGATAGCCTGCGTGTTAGCTGTTGCACTGTCACGCAAAGAAAGCGTATTTTGATTTGCTGTGTTGACTAATGTATTAGTCTGGTTGCACATTGCAAGCTGACTCTCGTATCCTTGTGTAGTTACAAGTTGCTTCATGTCGCAGCAACAGCTACAGATTTGAGATGTCAGAGCGTTGTTGCCCTGCATAATTGCAGTAAGGATGCTGTTGGTGTTCTGGCCCATTTGGTTACCAAGCCCACAGATTGCCTGTGATACGGAATTAATACCGGCAAGGATTTGATCTGAAGAAGTGTTCACGGCTTGTGCCAGTGATGCAATGTCGACACCATTTCGGTTAAGTGTCTGCATAATCATCTCTCTTCCTTCGTTCGCTCCCTGATTATTATTGCCGCCAAAGCCGAAATTGCCATTTCCGAAAATAGCTGCAATCACAATAAGCGCAATGATGTCTTGAAAACCACCATTGTTACCAAAGAAGCCACCGTTGCCATTGCCGCCTCCAAGCAGACCCATCAGGTAACCGGTGTCAACCCCTCTGTTTTGCAAAGACGGAAGAATAGAAGCAAGCAGACCGTTTCCTGAAGCCGCTCCACCGTCCTGATTAAAAACGTACGTTCTTTCCATAGAGATTTATACTTTTTTTATTACGGTCAATATTAACCGCATCACAAAAGTATATAATAGAGACTGCTTAAATCAGCACTCATTTGCAAGCGATTTACGAATATTTTGCAGATATATTGCAATCATTTTGTTTGTATTTTTACGGCTTTCGAAAGTGGATATAAGATAGCGTATACTGGCAGATGTCTTATGAAGTAAAGCGGCTATCTGTTCAGGATATAGACCGTATTCAGTGAGGAAGAACACTACGATAGAACGGGCATCGACGACTTCGGTCACTTTGGTTGATGAAAGGATTAGTTCTGTAGAAACTTCAGTTTCTTTTCCTACAAGGTTCAATATTTCGGCAAAAATCTCGGACTTACACATGGTAATTAATTTTTTTGTTGTACTTTTGCCTTTGCCAATCAGTACATATATACCAAAAGAACAAAAGCATACTTCGGAATGTTAAGGATATTATACCCCCTGACACAACCGGCGTATGCTTTGGTGTATTAAAGTATTGATTGGCGTCAACTTTAATGTGTCGGGGGTTCTTTTTACTCTACCCCCCCAAAAAAAGAGCTACATTTGCTACGATATCCGGCCTTCTACTTTACCGGATAAACTTATTGCTTAGTATTAATTAATGTATCATTTTATCCTCCTTTCTTTATGAACCTTTTTCCATTGGAAATTGTTATGTGAGTAAAACTTAAACTTTTCATACCGGAAACGGTCTGTGAAGATAGTGCCGGTTAATTTCTAAACATCTTAAGCATTAATACAATAGATAGTATTATAATTACGCCAACAGCCCAACCGCCCAGCTCTATTTTCATCTGTTGCCACCGGGTTAGCTGTTTCTCCACCGGATAAGGGATCTGCACAGAATCGGTCAGCATAACCGTATCTGTCTTGTTAATTGTCAGATACCGGTATTTATACCGATATTTCTCTTTGTAGACAGTATCTCCCTTTACGAACAGGAATATACTGTCATGCTCATAGATGCTGTCAAAACGGATGCTATCACGTGTCTTGTACTCCGTCTTCACGGTCTCTACCGGAACAGACTTGATGTTCCGGCAGCTTGTGAAGCATATTTCTGACATCAGGAAAATGGTCAGGATGTATAACAGACGTTTCATGCTACCTCAACGTAAATACCAATCAAATCAGAGAGGTTAGCGTACACCGCTTGCCCGGTCGAACGGGTGCACTTATAGGTAACTCCGTCCTGCGAATAGTATTTGCCCTCTTCCAATGCCATATTGTTATTGTATGGAATCGGATCATCCTTTGTTCCGGCAACGGTCTCGTTGATTTCCTCATAGAGAGCTGCGGTGTTGATGCTTGGCGGTTGATTCTCCAAGACGGTAGCAATATTCTGCCTTACCCGGTAGAGTTTATCGTTGTACTGCACTTTCATTCCGGTTGTTAGTGATTTGCTGATAAACTCGTTCCAATACGGATACATGGACTTCACTTTCAACGCTTCGTTGTCTGTCAGGGACATAGTTTGAATTCCGGCTTTGGTCACATTCAAAAGGTTCTGCGCTGCCGCCACCTGGATAAATTCCGCACTGCCTGCCGGATGTTCCTCTTCCATCCATGACCATTCATCACCCGACAGAAGGGCGTTCAGTTCCGGGCTGTCAAAATAGTATCTCGGAAACTCTTCATCCTTGTAAGGGGACAAATACTCTTCGTGGAGGATTACCTTACTTCCGTCTTTACTCTTTCTCATTGTGGGGATAGCCAGCAGACCGTGCTGGGCTAGCCATTCGATTGTTACTACTGCGTATTTCATATGATTTTTAATTAGTTGTTTAACTTACTTCAATGTTATTCTCAATACCCATAACATCGTTTAGCTCCTTTATTTCTTCTTCATCAGGCACATCGGGGAAGAGCATAAACTCGTAGAGGTTAATATCAGTAGTATATCCAACGGCATACGAACTACCTATAGTTGGCTGATATGTTCCACTAGTATCACCTATTTCTAGTTCACAAGTAAGATTAACAGTTTTAGAAACCAAATCTGAGCCTGTAACATTGTGATTTAATATTCCATCTATATATGTAGATACTGCATTTTGTTCAAATATAACGCTACTAGGATTTAATTGCATCCACGATTTATTAGGAACGTTTGCTCTTCTTTGGTCATAAATAATTCCACTATTCCTATTAACCGTAACTTTTGCCATAATACATTTACCACCTATTATATTAGAAATAGTAATATGGTCATCTGTACCGTCAATCTTAATACTACCATCAGAAGCAACACCACTATCTTCTGTATAAGCAAAGTTATTAAGCTTACCATGATTCCCTTTACCTGTCAAGTCTGGAATGTAGCCTAGTATCTTGTAACTAGAATTTGGAATCCTCAACCTATTAGGCGACAGGATACAGCTCGGTTCATTGGCTTTTAGGTAGGTACGTGCATTATCAAACACCATAGACTTCTCTACCTTTATGATAGTGTTTGGGTAAAGCGTTACACCATTATACCGTGTCTCGGATACAGTATATAGCTCCGGTAAAAGGTTGGCACTTCCTGCAAAGACTATATCACTGCCTACTTTCAACTTATCTCCCCAAGTGATAGTTTTACCATCTTGTTTTAGATTAATTATTGCTGGATAAGGCTGTACAATATCCTCGTATCTAATGTATTCGTCAATAGTGATGTCTATCTTTTGAGGGGATTTATCTATATGAATAGGGGCAGTTTGAGCATAACTAGAATTTACACTTATGACTTCATTTTTTCCATTTACTTTAATAGAAGATACTACATCAAGTTGCCAATCTCTAATAGGTGTAACTCTAACAATAATATCCTCAGTAGATTGAAAATAATCACCCGGATTCAATCTTACATAAGCACCACTTCTTTTAATGAAGTAATCAATTTGTTTATATGGAATATTGGATTTAGCAATAGGTCTCCACTCTATCATATCTGGATACAGCGTACCCAACTTATACCTCTTTAATTGGCGCTCTAGCAGGAACTCGGAAAGGGTGTAAGGGAAGAGTAATAGACTCCATAGTGCTATATTAGCATATTGAGATGCAACCCCTCCAATTCTACCAATAGTCAACCCTGAACCTGTATTAGTAGAAGTACCTTTAGTTATATCAATTCCATTATATTTATAAGTAGACTGATATGAGATGAATCTATTGATATTTAACTCTGATAAAACAGTATATTTACCAAAACTATGAGGAGCAAGTATTTTATTAATGCCCATATGTTCCATTAAAAAAGGCGTATTAATAGAACCATCCACTACATTGCTCATTATAGATACTTGGGAAGGTTTAGCTTCAACATACGCTCTATCAACTGCAATAGTATAGTCTTGCAACCCCAAGTCTCCTATATACTGACCATAGTCTGTTACTCCATCAGCCTGCCAAGCCCCTTCATCATTGATACCGCTCTCTTTGTTCCACGCAGAGTTGTAAATCTTCATATTATGCCCGTTACCGGAGAAGTCAGTTAGCTCATCATTGAAAGAAGCGTGGTTCTCATTGGTGATGCCCTGCCGGATGGTGTCGTAGATGATATCCGGTTTAACATGCTTGTCCAAATTGAAGTAGGATATTACCTGATTGATTTGGTCGGTAGTTAATGCTATCTTGGCAATGATAGTCCAGTACCAAGCTACTTGAGACATCTCCCCAATAGTCCCATCATTAAAACAGTACCCTTCTACGGAAAATTTACCATCTATACGCGCAGTGCCACCCGCGTCCATGCTATAATCTTTCCTATCTCCTAATATGTCATTAATACTAATCCTATTTTTAAAAATGTCAGAAATGTCAGTAATTTTATAACCATAAATTCCATATTTACCTCCTGTATTAGATATTACGTCATTGCGTATATACCCATTTTGAAAAGGTCGTATTTGGTTTGTATAGGTAATCTTCTCATTTTCTAAATTAAGCATCATACTCACCACCGTAACCTCATTGCTTCCTCCCAACATTTCCTTAACCGTCTTGGTGGAAGTGATTAAGTCGTCTTTACCGTCTGTAACGAATGCGCCTTCGTATAATGGAAGTTGTTCAATAGTTAATCCTGTATAGTCATCCCTTTGCACACCACTTCCAAAACAACAACGATTTACTACACCTTCATTGTTAATAATACTTTTTGGAAGATTATAAATTCCATCTTCACTTATCTTAATCTCTTTGTAAGTATTTCCATCATCTGTATATCTATAAACAATGGGATAATGACAATTAGTAACCTTAATTCTACAAGAACTAAATATACCATTGCTAGGACTAATAAGCCACCAATCTTTAGTATTTTCAGATGTAATTTTTAAACTTTTTCCATCATTAGAATATTCAACTTGGAGATGACTACTATTACGAAATGTAGTAAAATCATTGGCATATCCACCATACCCACTATTGAGCTTGTAAGCCGCATTGCTAATCACAAACGGATTGTCCGGGTCAACCAAGTTCTTGATTACAGCCCTGTCAGGGTCGTTATTGCTCTTGCCGTCACAGATACAGACGGCAGCCAAAGAAGCCAATACTTCCGGGTCTATGTAAGGACGGGCGGAACCGGAAGCTGTTCCCGGAACGCCCAACTTAATCGCATTGACGCGGATAGGATCAAGCCCTATCCGGTCAAGCCTAATCGGATTTAATCCTATCGCTTCCATTATTCTTCAGATTCAAAGTATTGAGCCTTGAGGGGCTGTTGTGTAGATTCGAGTTTGATATATTGACCTTTCTTTAGACCAACGATAGGGCGGGCGAAAACTTCACCACACAACCGGGATTCTACCGGCTGGAATTTTTCGCTGTCGTAGCTGATATAAACCCACAATGTGCTTCCCTTTTCAAATTCAAGCTGCAAGCCAATGCTTTCTTGATTTACTTGTATAGAGTCGCTTACATACTTGCCTTCTACTACTTGATTGAATGTAATATCTTTTAATGCCATGATTGTTCCTCCTTTTTTAATTTATAACAATTCCCATCCGGCTTCTATGTCTGCCATGACAGCCGGGATACCGTTCTCTACACGTGAGATAGCGGCAGCGAAAGCACACATGGTCGCTTTGTCGTTGATGTCCGGGACGTATGTGTTAGGGACCTGCATTTCGCTGCATACACGGCTGATATATCCGGCTGTATTATTCTCGTTTTCCGGTGCCCACCGCTTGATGAAGTCGGCAATCGTCTGACAGCCGTGTCTTTTACGGTAATTCTGTAAAGTACGGATAAGGGCACGGTAGCCCCATCTCATTTCTTTGAACTGGAAGAACGATTTGTCTTCCTGCTTTTCTCTCAGTCCCTGCCATTTGTCTTTTGTGATACGGATATTGCCAGGGTTATTATTTCTCAGACCTCTTGATATACTCATGTTTATTTTCCCCTATACGATTAATGTTAATACTCCAATTTGAATCGCCTGTCCGATAAGACCGCCTATCAGCGTGGCGGCAATATCGAGCCAGTCCCATTTTCCACCGTATGCACGGTCTTTGAACTCCATGCCGGCAGCCAGTCCCGCTACAAACAGGATGGTAAGCAATGCACCTGCCGGGATGGCGTAAAGCAGGTGCTTGGGGCGGTTACTTTCCTTTATCCAATTCATTCTCTATAATTTCTCTCACATCTTCCTTATCAACCTTAAACACCTTTTTGCCAAACACTCCTAATGCCCCGATAAGATTGATATTTATACCTTTTGGCTTCAGTATATTGCCAACTATCGAGCATCCTTCTATGAAGCATACCAGTAAGCATGAATACACGTCTATAGGATATTCATTGTGACTTGCTACGCTAATCATACAGACCATACAAACGAATGCGAAGTAAGTCACCATCTTTCCCATAGTGGCACGGATCGCACGCGAGAACCTGACCTTTTCACCCATTAGCATACTTTTCCGCACCCCAAAGGCTAAATCGCAAAGGATTACTGCACATGATGCAATCAGCCAAGGAATCATATGCTGCAAAGACTCATATACAAAGGCTGTAGCAATTGCGGCAAAACCACCAGTGGTTGTATGTACTATTGCTTCTTTCATACGATACAAGTAAGATAAACGGTTAACAATGAAACTACCTCAATCCAGAACATCGGCTTTCTCTTTATGAAATCGGAGATGAAGTTACCCGTCCAATGCTTCCTCATGGAGACAACCATGTAAATAATGAATCCCGACCATAACAGAAGCCAGTACCAACTGTTGCATCCTACCCATATTTGGGAGAATATTAAGGACATGGCGGCACCTATTGCATGAGGAACCTTTTGCTCCGATTTGAAATTGGGAGACACACCGAGCACAACCATACCGACAACCGAAAGGAATACAAGAAACTGGCTGTTCTCCGTACTTGATTCCAAAGCTGCCGGGAGAAGCAGAACACCGGAGCCAATCATACACAGAGCGAACCAAAATTTGTGTGTCAGCGCATAGTAGGTGGCACTGATTGAATAAGGGATTTCTTTCCCTTTCCTAATCATCGCATAAACATAGCCTGCGATGAGAATAAATGATAATAGTACTAATAGAATCATAGCTTTATCTGTTTTTGAGTTTATAATACAAAATTGAGTTGTTCCGGGTATCCGGTTTTGTAATTGTAGGTTTCCACTTGTCCGGCATCAGACAAGCTTTTCACAGCCGCAATATGAGATTGCGTCACATTGTAGCAGTCAAGGGCGTACAATTCAAGCCGGTTGAGCATTTGCAGGGCTGTATCAACAGGAATAACGTACTTCTCGGCATTGTACCAAAGCGTGGTATTCATCCGACCGGATTCTTTCTCGATACCGATTGAGTTGACCAGCCCGACACGGGTGTCTTTGTCTAACCATATCTCTTTACCGGCAAGCGTGAATGAGTTGACGGCATCCGACTTGTCATAGGCGTTGATTTCCGCTATCTTCATCTCTTTCAGTTCGTCAATCGTATATTCATGCTCGACCAGTATAGGATACCCGTCATCATTGGTAACAATAAGCTTTCCGGCAGATTGACCGTCTAATAATTCTTGCCAATACTTTTTCGTAATCTCTATTGCACCTTCTTGGGGTGTGTCGTAGAATCCGTTTTTCCAATACATTTTTTGTTCCATAATTATTCTTTATTAATTATTTCCAACTTCCTATTGCTATCCATCTGAATGACTGCGAAGAAGGGGATACAATTCCCGTGTTTGCGTATCTTCTATAAACCGTAAAATATGAAGCATATATAGCTGCATAATTCACAGACCATATAGAATTATCCGTATTATCCGTAGAACTAGAAAAAGCTAGGGAAAAACAGGATTTGAAAGATACTGGGAAATTGATAGACTGATTATTTGAAGCACCAGCGCTAAAATATCCCCATTGTATCAGCAGACCGTTATTAAACTTAGCATAACCGTTCTGACCGAGTGATACAGTCATGGCATTCGATAAATCGGCTTTAGCGTATAATGACAAGTCTGATTTTAATGCCAATTTAGTTTCAGTTGGAATACCCGCCTCTATGGAATAATCATTCTGGACTGTAAGTGTCATACTACATATCGAAGAAGGATCATCCGGATTTATCCAAGACAATTCCATCCAAGAGCCAACTTGAATATCATTATCCAAAAAATACGGACTATAAATGGAAATAGGGATATTCAATCCTGAATTAGCCGTATACTCTCCGCCATAGTGTACATGCATTTTACTATACCCTCCATCGTAGTAAAGCTTCTTTATATTATTCGCATCTTCATTACTTAAAAGCAAAGATGGTCTATCAACAGTTAACAACTCTGGAGTATTTAAGATAATGAATTTACTTGTCGACGATCCATTTGTACTAATTCTCGATATTCCCATTTTTTCAAGAAGTATAGTCATATTAAACATTTGTCCGTCTTCGGAAATTTGTGTTTTCTCCGGACTGGAATTGCCGGATCGCACATAGCATTCTCCATTCACGTCAAAATATGAGAGAGAAAGTATATTATTTATAAATTGGATAATCCAATACGGAACACCTGAAGCATTCCCGCACGTGAAAGTATAAGTATCGTAAGGAACGGAATAAAGTTCTATAATTTTCTGCTGTTGGGTTCGGAACTGCTCATTATCAACTTTCTGGGAAACCCCTCCCGGCTTGAATCCTCCTTCTACTCTGAATTCAAAGTATTGCTGTATTCCATCAACCCAAAAATGATTGTCAAAGCTTGAATTATTATCTTTATTGGAATATTTGATCAAACAAGTTTCCTGCAAAAGCATAGGATCCGAACAAACAGAGAAAGGTTCGCTTACTATGCTAGTGCCGGAGTTATCCTCCCGAATCTTCAAAGTATACACAGAATCTTTCAGACCTGTTATACTCGCTGTAAATAGACGTGTAGTATCATTGACTCTATATTCATCCAATAATATATCATTATCCTCATTGGTAATATTATCACAGATAGCAGCTGATACTACATCACTATAATCATCCGAGAAGATTTGGATCAATATTTTATCTGTAGTGTAGAATTTTTGGATATAGTCTATATCCTGTTGGAATTCGTTCTTTAAAGGGTTAAAGAACAATGGGCAAATGTCTCCTGTTTTAATCATACGGTCTTTTCGTTCTTAATTGGGTCAGAGTGCCACATGACACTGTACCGCAAATATACTATTTTTTATATAATAAACACAACGGATTATCAACTTTTTATATCTCTCACAATCAGCGTGTAGGTACTCCCTTTTTCTTTGGCTATATTCAACGAAAGATTCTTAATATATCCCGTTATCGCCTCGCCTTGATTCGTGAACCTTACAAGTCCGGTCAGATCTGAAGGAACATCTATGTCGCTGGTCTTTATGCTGACCTCCCCGACTGTAAACAGGCGTTCCGGGATTAACAGATCATCCGTTTCCCTTACTCCATCTATGGATACATCACTGTTTCCGTCAGAAGAAGCGAATTTCAATAATCTAATGCAGGCACCAATATACTTCTTGTTCGCTTCCAACATGAATCTGGGTGAGTACTGGATATTGAACATAGTTTCTGGACTTAGCAGCCCGGAAAGTTGGGCGGTAGAATATGGTCTGTAAAGTTTAAGATTTACCCCATCTTGGTCACAACTGACAAAAAACACATCGTTATCACTATCGCTATCTGTAGTATCCTCACCTCTCTTTTGCACAAGAAATTCAATTCCATACGCATCGGCACGGTAAGGGCTTATCAACGAAAGGGTATTATCCAAAAGTTTAAGACCGGTACTAAATTCATTAGTGAACCGGAATTCATCACGTCCGTTGATTGAATCATAGTCCTGTTTTTCATATCCTACCTTTACCGAAGAATATATCAATGAATCATTGACAGACAACTCATAGTCATTGATTTCTGTTCCTAGATCCTTTACTATCGTTGAGCTAAACAATTTATCACGGTGCCTGAAAGTTACAGTATTTTCATTTATAACAGGGACATATCCGAACTCCGCTTCCATCCAGTCACAGAACTTCTTATACGAAGTGTATATTTTTGCCTTTGGAAGCCCACGGGCACTTTCCGCTGCCATGATGTAAACGGTAGACAGCCTGTCAAGGCTCATCTGAGGGGCATAGTCGTCAATTACGCCGTAATAGGTGTCGGTGGTTTCACTCATACTGGCTAGTAGTTTGTTGAGAAGTTCGATGGGGGATACTACGTCGATATTGACAGGCTTGATTTGGGATTTGAAATTTACTGCCATAGAAAAATTTCTAAGATAAGTGGTCCACGTCATTGTTATAGGTGTGGCAGTATTGTACAATAACAAATCCATTCCAATCATATCTCCAGTATGAAGGCTTATGTTTATACTTTCATCAACAACGGTCGGAGTATTGCCCTCAGTATTTTGAGTTCTCATTTTTTGCTCAATCGTTCCATTTGCCCTTTTCACAAACAATACAATTTGAGCATACGTAGTTCCCTTGTTTGTATCATCAACGATATAAAAAGAGAATGAAAGGTTTATTATTATATCAATATCCGATAAAGCTTCCGCAAATGTACGAACACTTCCGTCGGAAGAAAAAGGCTCATCCGTGAATACTAAAGGAGAATCCAGTTTCGGCAATTCACTATTGTCTAATTTGTATAATGGAAAACTTATTGCAGCAGGACCCCCATCAACAATTTGCCCGTGATATTGTATATATTGTAATTCATCATCATCTTCTACGCTACTTCCACCTGATACATACTTAGCTTCATACTGAAATTTAAGTCCATCATATTTCAAATTCCTAGTATAAAGGTCAACTACCGGATATTCATACTGAATACTCTTTTTAGCTTTGATAATAGCGGATAGCGTATTATCAATAGCATTGATAGAAACGACGTAACCATCTTCCGAATATGTGGAAAAATCCAGTGCGCACCGGAATACTTCGTCATACTCCCAATTATTATTTCTCAACGAGAATATAACAGAAGCAGAAGCCTCCATATACCTAGACCGATATTCCTTTTTCAGAAGAATAAAAGCATTATTCACAAATTCAAAACTCGTAGAATATGACCGTACCACTCCATCATAATTGGGACGTTTATGTGATAGTTCAAAATCGTCCCAATTCTTCAAATCATCGGTTACATCATACCTTTTTTCTCTAATCAAAAGCTCACATTTAAACATGGCTATTTTTTCTTATGAATATTCATTGATTTTATATCCTCACACATACGTTTTACCATGAAGGCATATTCCTTTGCGCTAATTTCATTCTTCCGGATTTGCATTCCATAATGAGACATCACAGCGACACGTTCACGGACAAAGTAGTTTTTATCCATTTTAGAGGCACTTTCGGGCTTCTCCTTGGCATTTATCCGCTCAAGCATGTATTTACTCATAGAAAGGATGGAAGCCGCTTTCTTGCGTATCTTATCGTGTTCGGAAGGGAAATAAGAAAATCCGAATTCTGAAAGAATATGCGCTGCGTCCGCCCAATCATTGTTTTTAATCATAACCTCAACGCCCTTCATACACTCTATTTTTATGTGAAGGTTGATGATATTGTTTCTTTTTGACATCTCCGACAGGAAGGAAGCGCCTCCGATTATTTCCACATATTCTGTGACAAGTTTTTCCGATTGTTCGGACAGTTCTTCATCGGAATGTCTGCCCTTAATTATTAGTTTGCTCTTATCTCCTGTGAGTACATCTATGAATGTATCTAGGGGGATTTTGTCTAGGTCGGTGTATAGCATAATGAATACCTTAGTGAGATAAATACATATTAAAAACATCAATATGATAGATATTGACTTGTCCGTAGTTGGCATCAAAGATCTTTTTTACATCATATCCATGTTCGAAAGACAAAGCTTTCAATGCCCTCCAGTTTATTTTCCTCCAATTTAGACCATTTTCTTTTGCGTATCTTTTGATAGAAAACCATTCCTTAGATTCATCTAATTGCTCTTTTTTTTGCTCCAACAAGGCTTTCGTCTGCTTATTTTCTAATTGAAGTCTCTCCTTCTCTTCTTCGGCTTGTATCACCATTAAAGCAAGTTCCTTGCGGGAAAGTTCTTTTTGTCCGGTGAGGATTTCTTCACAAGAGATAAAATACTTTCGTGCTTGTTTACCTCGCTCGTTGTTTTCAATCATTGAAAGTTCTTTTGCCATACTTATAGAAATAGCGTATTCAATAGCCGGGCGACCTCCTTTGGGGTTTTCGCCAAAATTGTTGAAAACCTGATAGTCTTTATTTTCAATGAAATCATATTTTTCTATCCGGTCTTTTATCCAGTTAGAAAAATCTCTTTTACTTTCAAGAAAAGCATGTAAATCACGTGCATTAACAGCTTTCTTTCCACCATTGTTCTCCTGAATAGGAATTAATTCTTTTAAGTTTTCCATAATAAAGTAACGTGCTCCTTCACACGATGATTAAGTTATAGTTAAATTCTATTTGCCAAACGATGATATTCGGAAGCCCTAGCCATCTTGCGGAATGTCCTATTTAATTTTGCTATTCCTTCATTGGTTGCTTCTGTATTCCTTTCGAGCCTACGATAATCGTTATTAACGTTAACAATCACCGGATCACCGTCGTTACTTCTCCTTTGTCTATCCAACATCAAAGCGTCAGAGTGCAACGACATCTTGCGGTAATCCACCAAATTAGGGATAACCCTTGCCCTCTTTGGAATATCTACCAATGTAGGAACAGCCGGAGTGATATAGGCACCATTATCCGTTTCAATCACTTCCTGTCTACCTCCATCACCGACAATAGCCAATCCTCCGGGATGGTTGTCGGTTCCCTTTGCATACTTGGGGATTGGCTGGGCGGCAATTATAGCTACTTGAGCGGCTCCCATAGCGCCAACAATAGCAGCAAGCACAAAATTTGGCAACGCTTTAGTAACAGCCAATGCTGTAGCCATTGTTGCTTGTATTATAGAATTTGACTTATCCCACCTAGCCTGTTTTTGCTTTAATTCCGCCTTTTGCTTTTCGAGTTCCTTATCTTTTTGAGCAGTCCTGTCTTCCGCTGCCCTTTTCCTTGCCTCCGCTTCCTCCGTAGAGATAGCCCCATCTTCTGCCAGCTTTTCTATACGTTCTATCTCTTCTTCCCCGGCTTCCTCGTTCTTTTCCTGTTGTTCTTCTATCTTCTCTATTTGTTGGTCATACATTCCAACCATGATAGAAGTTAGCCCCTCCGATATTGCACTGATACTACCTAATAAATCTTCAATTCCTAGTTTACCATCACGGACAACTTTTGTAATTAGACTCATTAACCCGCTAAATAACGTGCCTAATCCATCTACTGCATTATTGCTGACATTTTCCAAATGCTGTAATGAAGCCTCCAACTCTGCCCAATACTTCTTCTCATCTTCCGTTTCCTTATCCCTATTTTTTTCCTTAGTTTCACGCACTTTATTGGATAAATTTATTTCAGCTTTCGCTAGAGCTTCTTTTATTTTAAACTTTTCCTCATCGGATAGACCGGAAATCTCTATTTGCTCTTTGAGAAGATCGATCGCTCTTTGAGCCTCTAGAAGAGCGTATTTTTGAGTTATTTCAGCTTTGTTTTTTTCGTATTGTTCTTTAGAAATGATTCCCTGCCTGTATCGCTCTAATTCGTCATTAATCTCTTTTTGCATATTTTGAGAAGCCACAATAGCCAATGTTGCATATTCTCGTTGCTTCTCTTCCAATTGATACTTAACAGAATCCTTTACCCTTTTCCTTTCTTCTTCGTCTATTTTATCCAGGTATTTTTTGTCAATAGCCGACAACTCGTTTTTAAGTATTTCTTCATAATTAGCCCTTAGCTTATTCTCTTCTTCTGAATTGCCTTTGATAGATGCTATATTTTCCTCATACTTCTTTTGCGCCAACGCTCTTTCTTTTTCATACTCGTCATCTATAAGGGAAATACGGGTATCGGAAAGGCGTTTATCAATGTCTTCTTGGTATTTGGCTTGTTCGTCAGCAGCTTTTTCTTGTTCTCTTTTATTCTTCTCTTCGTCATTATCTTCTTTTCCCGGAGTAGATGTGTAAGCTGAAACATCCATTTTATTCATCAAATTTTCATTTGATTTCCTTAAACTATCAATTTCCAAAGCTGCATCAGATGCTTTTTTCCCATAAGATTCCACCAAATTAATCTGATCTTGTACACCTTTATAATTAGTAGTTATAGCGAAATCAAAATTTTCGCCTTGAATACTTCGTATTTCATCATAAAGTTTGTTTAATTTTTCTTGTTCCTGTACCTGTTTTACTAAATATCCTATTCTTTCATTATCTTTTTTAAGTATTTTCATTGAATTTTCGGCTATTTTGTCCGCTTGAGCCCTAGCAATAGCAGATGCGATAATCGACTTCTTTAATTCTTCGTATGCAACAGCTGCTTCTCCCGCTAATATTCTCTCATTTTTCATATTTGCAAAAACCGGTGGATATCTTTTTTGTAATTCATCCGCAGCGGCATTTCTCTCTTCTATAGATCTAGTTGTATCTTGCGTTGCTTTGTATAATAAATCCAGCTCCGCCCTCTCCTTTACACTATTAGATATTCCTTTTTTTCGGGAATCAGCTAAATCTTTTTCCGCACTCGCTAATTCTAATACAGCTTTTTCCCCTTTAAATAAGCTAGATACCCAATTCATTATATCTTTTCCATATACAGAAAGCAAAGTAATACCTACTACCAAAGCTGTTTGCCAATTGAAAATAGATTTGGTTAATTGCTTCCATACAGGAATACCCTTTTCTCCGGCTTCCTGCATTGCCTGATACTCTATTCTTGCCTTCTTCAATTCATCGGCAAGCATTGGCAAGTTGTTGGATATTGCAAGGAAGAAAGTATTCCATCCGACAGCCAAAGATGGCAATTCACGTGCTACTTGCTGAACCGACATATTTAATCCATTCCAATGGGAAGTATAATTACCTACATTTCTTTGGTAGTTACCCATTTGAGCATCCATAGACTTTAACTCATTTTTTAAAGTCTGTATTTGCTGTAAAGTATTTTGCCCTTCAGCTCCCAAAAATGAATCTTTAGGCATATTCTTAAGCCTTTTTTCAAGAGCTAATACCGCAGCATTCATCTCATTATAACTGCTAGCTGTTGAAATGATAACTGCTGAATGATTCCGGATTAAATTGGAATATTGCTTGTTTTGCTCCGACAGCTCTGTTTGTCTTTGTTTTAACAGGGCTGATTTATTGAGATATTCAGTAATTCCAATAGCCCCATTCTTATACTCCTTATCCAAAGACTTTAATTCATCGCCAAGCTCTTTTATTCGAATTTTATTCTGAATCGTATCTGCCGTCAGCTTAGTTACATGGCTATCATAGGTTAATATGTTATCAACTATTTCTGTGTATTTTGCTTCTGTAGTTGAAATAGCCTGATTCAGTTGATTTGCCGATTGCGTATAAGACTGATTGGCTTGTGCGGCTGAATTTTGTGCACTGGAGGTACTTTGAAATTTAGAAGAAAGCACATCTAAAGAACCAGAAAGCTTATTTATGGTTTTTGTCAGATCATCAAATTGCTTAGGCAATGTATTTAACGTCAGCAATTTTGTTACCTTCTTGCCATAGTCTTCCAGCAGTTTATTCTGTCTCTCCTGAATAGACGCCAATTTGTTTTGGGTAGTAATCAGGTTGTTTAACGCATTATTATACGCATTGGATTTATCGGAAAGTTCTTGATAATTTTTAGGACTGGTCTTCATCCCACTTGCCAATAGCTCTATAAATTGCTTATAGGCGGCATAGTTTTCATTGAATTCTGTTTTTAGTTTCTTTAGATCGTCGAAAACGCCCTGATCGACTACATCTGTAATTTTTAATTCATTAGCCATATAACGTGCGAATTAAGTACCATGCCACTTGACACAGTTTCCGCACAAATATAAAAAGAATTGGTGAATTTTACAAGCTATTTAGAATGAATAAATATAAGATGAAAAGATAAAAGAAAAGCGGAGGTTACTCCGCTTTATTTATGTGTTAAGAATGTATATATTTCTAAAGAAGGATTCTATGTCTGCCGTTTTAACATTTCCGCTTTGTAAAGATGTTTTTCTTAAAAGTAAATAGGCACTATTTTTTTCGTCAGTACGATGTTCAAAAGTTTCTGTACCAAAATAGGTGTTGACCATTGTACGGTAAAAGCGAAAACGTTTGGTGCAACTTTTATCTTCTCCAATGTTATTAGCACCTATAAATGCAAAAGATGAATTATTATCACTTTCAAAGTAATGTCGCATTATATATATACAGCTCATAACTATCCTTCTTGGCTCAAAATCATTTGTTTGAAAACTGTATCTATTATTCAAATGAGCTTGTGATTTAAGATAGAATTTAATAGCGTACACATTATTCTCATATACTTCTACATCTACAAGATATATCTTTCCACTTTTCATTGATTTAAAGCGCCATAAATCAATCCTAATCATACCTTCAGATGTGGAAGGTTTACACATAATAAATTCAGAACCGTAAAAAGGTGGAAGAATTTTCATTACGGTATAAGATAATCATATACAGGTATTCTGTATGCCTTATGTTCCTTGATAGTAACCCTTTTGAATACTACCTTATTCGGGGCTTTATTTATAGCCTTTTTAGGAAACGTTTTTGTATTGGAATTATTAGATTTCATGATGTGGTATTATGGTTTGTTTATATTTTATTTATTATAAAATTACTCTTCTATTATTAATAGATACAAAACAGCATGAGGTACTAACTACATTACCTTCTCCGACAATAGTTCTCAAGGGAACCTCTTTTTCATTATCTAATGGTTCCCAACCAAGCCTCTCGCCTTTAGTTTTTAATATGCGAGTTCTCTTTTTTTTCAGAGTCTTTTTACATACTCCTCTTTTAAGTTCACTTCCCATTAGTTTCTTGGTTTAATTTATGTTTTACGGATTACTCTCTATAGATTATATTTCAAATAACAAAAGAATATACAGGGATTCTTCTCTTCTCAAGTTCTTGTTTGGAAACGTCAGTCAATACAAACTTAATGTTAGATTTGTTTTTTCTAACATCAGTAGAAGAGTCTCTTTTTAGAAAACTAGTCTTTTTCGATTTTAACTTTATATTTCCCATTTCAAATGAATTAGAATAAACTCTCTATAAGTAGCACCTATAGTATCACTAACAGAATTAGTTATATCTTTGTTCGTAACGTATTATAGTTACATTACTTTGATGCGCTACTTTGATAGTGCAAATATAAATAATACAAATTAAAATTGATTGATTGATTGAATAATTAACTATGTCTGTTATTGGTTTTTAACGGTTTTAACTCTTTAGAAAGAAAAACGCCCATCTTTGGATGGGCGGTAATTTGAATTTAAAAGCTCTGAATTTATAAAGTCGCAGATTGTAACTCTGCTCCGATATTCTTTATGGTATCGAGAATCTTCTTTGTAGTTGATTCTCCGGCAAATGCAAGCCCGTTTTTGTATTGTCGCATTTTAGATTCATTGATCCCTGCCTTTTTAGCAAACTGGCTCACATTAATCCAATCAAAGTAATTAAAGAAAGATTGAAGATCGTATTTAAAAGTTACATCTATATGCCCCACTTCATCAGGAAGAACATTACCTTCTTCTGCAATCATTTCCTTTGCCTCTTTAATACTTTCCATGAAATCAGCTTTTGCCTCTTCCACACTTGAACCATATCCGCCCAATCCGTGATTAAGCAGCATATCATCCGAATAGATGGAATATAAACCATCTGTTCCCTTTTCAATAATAGCAAGTATTTTCATAACTCTTTGTTTTTGATTTGAAATTTAAAAGCCATTGAAAATATGTTTTCTCAATTTAGTAAGAAAGTAGCAGGGATTAAATCCCCGCCATCTTCTTAATGCTCTTTAATGTGCCGTCTCTCATTTCTTGACTTTCATGTCTTGGTACTGGAAAAGTCTGTTTGGTTATCGGACTATACCATATATCATGATTAGCACCATGACGATGAATAAAACAGCCGGCCTTCGTTAGCATCCTTACTAACTCTGATACTTTCATAATTTCAATGAGCTTTTAAATTCAATACAAAAGTAACGTTTTTGTTACTACCTACCAAATAAAACAGTAACAAATTTGTTACTACATTGATTATTTAACATTTTTAGCTGGAAATGGGGTAAACTAGAAGGAAAAGAGAAGGGATTAGAAACAAAAAACGCCCCTCTTGCGAAGGGCGGGAAGAAGTTAGGAAACAGATGAATATATTCATCCATTATCTTACAAATAACAATCGATTACTTTTTATCAACATATTCTCTTGCAAGATTGAGAACATATAATTCTTCAATTTTATCAATCAATGTTATTTCATCATTATTCAATGTACCTCTTACAGAATCAATTTTTAAATATGCCATTTCTTTTTCTATTTTTTTTTCTGACTTATCATTAAGCATTCCCCTCCCTAATATCTTCATTTCTTTAAACTTTCTATCTATAGCTTCTTTCATATTATCTGATATTGGATATGATGAAATAGGAGTAGTTGAGATATTTAGAACTGAAAAGTTCAATTCTCGTATATTATCTCCAACAGCTACATAACCGTTCATGCTTCTATTAAAAAATCCCATTATATACACACTTGAGTTTGTATTTATTTGAGACATACTATTAAAAACAGCATCTTTATCTTTTAATTTATTATCTATAGTATATATACTTTTTAATACAATCCTGTTATTGGGATAATGTATACGGAGATTGCTCCCCTCGTATTGCATCTCTATACTTAGTCGTATAAAACTACAATTGACCCCTTTTTCATATTTAAAATCTTTAACAATCCCTTTCCAATTTTTTACAATTTGAATTGAATCAGCATAATTTGAAATTATATTGAAAAACCTCCTAGTATAATAAGATTTTTTAGCTTTATTTTTTTCTGTCTGTATTGGATTTGCACTTATGCACGAATTAATACTATCAATTCTTTGCGAAACCAATTCTATAAATTTATCTTGTTCGCTGTCTTTTTTTTCTTTTGGGCGTGAAGATGTGCAAGATATAAACAAAAAGAATATTAATATAAGTAGATAATTGATTTTTTTCATAATTGTGTGTTTTATGTTATACAATGTAGTAAAATAACCTACAAATATCCTACTGCTTTAATCCGTTTTAGCTAAAACATGGTTAAAATTGTACCTCTATATTCAATTTACCCCCAAGCCCTTTTGTTACAATGTCGTAAAGCGTGGAAAGAGTAAGGTTGCTCCCTTCCCTTTCAACTTTAGAGATGAAAGAACGTTCCTTTCCTATCTTTCCAGCAAGCTCGCTTTGCGTCATTTTTTTTGCTTCACGAGCATTGCGTATCTGAAGTCCGACACGAAGGTTGGAAAGTTCGGTTTCAATCTTATCCCGGCGCGGAGTACCTATTTCTCCATAAACCTTATCCTTTATATTCTCAAGAGTGTAAGTTTCCATATCATTTCCTTTCTTTTTCCTTTTCATTAAAGTATTCTTGCATGAGCCTAACAGCCCGGTCTATCTCTTTTTGGGGCGTCTTTTGCGTCTTTTTCTGAAAGCCGCTCAATAGGATGACCATTTTTTCACCATCAAAAAAGCAAAAAACACGTACTATGTCACTTGAAAATTTCACTCTGATTTCATAAAGCCCCCTTGTACCTTCAATATGCTTCAGGTATTTCTCTGGGACAATTTGAAGCGTTTCGACATATTGTATTGTTTTCACCACCTTATCCTGCATCTTTTCGGAAAGAGACTTCACAAAATCGATGAAATAGTGCTTATATGCTATGACGTTTCTTACTTTCATGTGGCAAAGGTAACTTATAATTCACATTTACGCAAATATTTCCCGCTTTTTCTTTGCCGTTACAAAATAAATACGTATGTTTGCGGTGTTCAACATATATAAATCACCTGTGCGAGCGGAGCTTGCATTAATCATGCGAGCATTTTTTATGCTTGTACTTAAAATATTGAGGTATATTGTACCCCCGTGTGGAACTGTAATGGAACCACAGCATAGGTGATATGTGTTGAACAGCGGGAAAGGCAATATACCTTTTTTATTTATTGTTATGTTCAACAATATCACCAATCAAAATCAAACGAATAATAGTAGTTTGATGGCGACGTTAATCCACGAGACGGACAGAATGAGTTCGCTTGAAATAGCTGAACTTACAGGGAAAAGACATAACGTTATCTTGCGGGACATCAGGAACTTACTTAAACAGGGAGTCAACGCCCACAATTTTGTGGAGGTTGAATACACCGACAAAAAGGGAGAAAAACGCCCCTGCTTCGAACTCACCAAGAAAGGCTGCCTGATTCTAGCATCCGGCTACGACGCAGTACTCCGTGAGAAAATCATCGACAGATGGGAGCTACTTGAAATTGAGAAGCGCCAACCTAAAACTCCGCAAAACTACCTTGAAGCCTTAAAAGCCTTAGTATCATCATAAGAGGAAAAGCAACGGTTAGCACTGGAGAAGAAACAATTGGAACAGCAAAACGCCAAACTCCAACCAAAGGCAGCCTTTGCTGACGCAGCTTTCGCCACCGATGACAAAATAGACATAGGAATGTCCGCCAAAATTCTAAAGCTCGGATTCGGGCGAAATACCCTGTTTGACAAGCTAAGGAAAGCGGGCGTATTCTTCGCCAACCGCAACGAACCCAAACAGAGGTTTATTGATGCCGGATACTTCGAGATGAAAGAGAAGTTCATCGAGCGTAACAATCATCCGGGATTTGTCGTAACCAAAGTGCTGGTTACCCAAAAGGGGTTGGCTTATCTAAACCACCTGTTTGGCGGAAATCCTTCAGACGGGAAGCTAGCCAAGATAGTATAACACACATCACACATTTACAGCAGTCCGTTTCAATGCCGGACAGCCACAACTATATCGAAAAATAAAACGAATCACACGAATCACACAAAAAATATATCACTATGGAATTTTCAGAAATTAGAGAAAAGTTTGAAGGTCTGAATGCAGACCAAGTTTGCGAACTGGCAAAGTTCGGTAAAGAGATTTTAGACCATGCCGGTATGTTCGGCTTATCATCTGGGTTGCTGAACTTGATTAAGGATATTCTCAACGCAGATGATTATGTGTATGATGACAATAAGTGTACAATCGAGACACTTATACATATTATCGGCCTTGTTAATGATTTGACTGAAAAATGTCTGCATGAACGCAAAACCCCGTTTGGGCTTACAGGGCTAAAAGATGATAATGAATACTTAGGATTAAAAGAAGAAACCAAAATAGAAGCATTATAATAGATTTTGTCAGGGGGCTTCGGTTCCGGCACATTAGTTGACGCCAATCAGCGGGAAAGGGTAGCTTTTAAAGCTGCCCTTTCTTTATGATTTACATTGCCAACAGATTGATGATGCCCTGTCTACCAATTCCGGTAATCTTTCTATGGTAGATAATATGTCCGTTATCAGCAACCTCTTGCTTTATATCAAACCAACCAAGCGTAGAGTATTTAGTGTATGGTACCCATGTCTGATTAACTTTGTATTGTACGCCAAGTTCTTTTAAACGGTTATTGAGTTCAATTGCCGATTTAAGCCCTAATTCTTTAGCAACTTCCGTACATGTATAGGTTTTATTGACATGAGTTAGTACTGCTACTTGTTTCTCTGCTTCAATACGTGCCGACCGTTCTTCTTTTAGCTTAGTGAGAAGCTCGATTCCGAAATCCGGGTTATTCAATATCTGGTCAATAACATTGTCGGTAGCGTATATGCCATGCTTGCGGATAGAAGGTAATACTTCGTGTATAATCCATCTTTTATAAGGTCTAACCTTATTGCTACTGCTTAGTAAAAGCGTATCATACAGCCCTGATTCATTCACAAATGTAGCCATTGAGTTACCCACAATCTCCATATCCGGGTTTAGGTCGTGTAAATCAATCATTTGCACATCTTCCTTTTCTAATCTTGATTTAATTGATGAAGGATTTGTCAATTCAACCACCTTACATATATCTGCCAAGCAGAATAATGGTTCTTCACTTGTTCCGGCTACACGAACTTCACCGAAAGCTTCATTTTTGAAAATCTGAATATCATTCATACAATTTTCGTAGTGTGTCCTTTCACACACAGGAATATAAAAAAAACAGCACCGAACGCTTGAGGATCTTTCGGCACTGTTTATATATTCCCAACTCTATGGAAATACTTAATATCTTATATGCGCTTCCCCAAGCTGTATCGCACTACAAATATAGCAAGTTTTTATTATTTGGCAAACAATTATTTTATTTTTCTTTCGACGGTATTTTATTGTTCTATTTTTCCTATGTTTTTTGTATAATCCCCGTGATTTTTCTAACCGCACACCCTGAATATTATCCTATTCTTCGTATTACGGATATATATATTCGACGAAAACACCTTTGTAATCTTCTCCCTCTTTTGCATACCAAATACTGCCATCCTCTTTTTTGAATAGGACATACACCGATTTCTCCATTTTAGCCGCCTTCTTTGCGATTTCCCGCATTCTCTCTATATAAGCAAGCCGTTTATTACCTTGACACCAGCAACTCATAATACGCCAAATTTTGAAAAGTAATTCTTAAGCGCCGGGTTAAGCACATATTCGAGGAAGTATTCACGGGACTTCACTCCTACTCCCAATATGGCACTTCCATACTTCCTTTCTATATCCGGTCCTATGTCGCTTCCTCTTGTTTCTATCTTCAACCCCTTTGAGGACGAAGAGACACGTATAGAATCATAAAATTCCCCTGTTATAATGAGGTTGGGAGTATAAATATCCCTAGCCGGATACCCCTGGAAAGAGGGAGTAGGTTTTGTTATTCTCTTCTTCATCTTAGCGTACCCCTTCGCATTGTTCTTCCACTTTCCGGCTTCATCAGTAGCAAACCAAGGATCGTTCAAATAAGTAGGTCGCAATGGTTTATCATTCCCATTTACACCTGAATACAACTGCTCTGTCACAAATTCCCTAACAAGAGATTTGTTCGAATCCATAGTGTGTTGAACCTCTCCTTCAAACCCATTAACAAAAGCTGTCACATTATCCAATACTTCTTTTATTGTAGCCATACGCAAATTATAAGAGAAAAGGGAAGGCAAATGCCCTCCCCTCTTGAAAACAAACCACTTAAATAATACCCTCTGAAGGAGTTCTGATACCGACAATCTTGTCGTAGATGTCAGAGAGGATATTTTCTTTTTCAGAATCCGTACGGTCAGAAAAAAAGACCTTGTGTTTCGCAATGAACTCCTTTTTCTTCATCTTCCGTACCTCTTCATCTACAAAATTGATTCCCTCGACTTTCATGATACCCACTGTTCAATACCAACCACACCGTTTTCCTGCAAAACTTTAGGGGACTTCAAGGAAGGAGTGCCGGTTGCCGTGATAACCAAATTTCCATTCTCAAATTTAACAGCGGACACCTCTCCATCAAAGCAAGCAGATGCACCTTCCGCCAATGCCGCACCGAAGAAAGAGGTAACATCAAGACCACCAAAATGCTCTCTTAGTTTATAATTGTTTTCTCCTGTGTCGAGTTTTACGAGTTCAACATACACAAGTCCTTTCAAGGCTTCCACAACATCGAACTTGTATACACGATAATCTGCGTTCTTCACGTATTTTTCGTAATCCTTGAACATCGTCCCAATAGTAAGGTTAGCCTCCGTACCGGATGAATCCCAGTCTTGTCCGCCCGGATAAACACCGGAAAGAGGAATACCAGCAAGAATATCGGTGCCGTCATTCATTCCGTACACGACATTGTTTTCATCTACGAAGTACGCATCAAAAGCAACACCTTTGGCTGCCATGATATTCGCTTTCAGACTGGCATCATATTCATCCACTGTCCAAACATCATCCTTTGCGGAATACGATGTAATCTTGTTAGGACCATATCCGACTGCTGCCTTGTTGGCTTCCCCACCGGAAGGTGCATATTCAATAATTGTCTTGATCGGGAAGATACGATTCGGACGGTCATCATGACAAGCCGCCTCAAGCAATTCCGCTGTAGCATTTGCGGGAAGCTTATAACCATGCATCGTAAGAATAATAGCCTTTACTTTTCCCGGATCAAGCAAACATTTTGAAGTACCGGTATTAAATTGAGCCATACCGGCACATTCTCTAAATTCTGTTGCCATAGCACTTAATATTTTTAATTTTAATATTCAAATTCTTTATCTCGATAGCGTCGATGAAATCTCTAAATGGTTTACCGTCAGCTTCCACTCCCTTTCTTCCATATCGGTAGTTTTCTGTATATAAATGAGGAATTACACCGTTATACTCATTAACAATGTCCGGAGATGAAAGTATGCTTTTTATGAAAGCATCATAAACAGGTCGTAGAACATTGATGAACGACACCCTTTCCCTTTCTTCATTAAGATACTCCTTCCGAGTATCTACCATGATAATAAATTCAAGACTGGCGTTTGGGATCTTAGATGTACGATCCTCGATATACGGAGAATACAGGCATATAATAGGAAACTTTAGTTTGCTTCTCTCTTGCGACTGACTCCATTCAGTTAACTGCCCGGCAATATATTCCCAATCTCCAAACATATAGGAAACATTACTGCCATATATTTTCGCAGTATTATCTACAATATCTCTGAATATGTCGTTTATTGATTTCATATTCCCAGTCCATTTATGAGTTCAAGCATAGTTGTGTTAAAAACAAAGCCGTCATATCCCTTATCTGATTCCAGGAAATCATACAAATCTTCATTCATCTGCACCATATTATTCCAAGCAGAAATCAAAAGAGGATTTGGATCCGCCTTTTTATCATCAGAGGCATATACAGTCCCTACCGGAGTTTGTACTACCCCACACCGCCTAACATAGTGAAAATACACATAATTAGCAATTGGGCTATATTCTTTACGAGAAAGCTTTTCTTTCAACTTTTCCCATTTATCGACATCATTTTTGCCTGATAGAAGATATTCAATGAATTCACGGCTCATACTTTTCCCCAAGACCATTCGGAGGAACTTTCGCTCATATAAATCGATATACGATTGGAGATTATCCCGCTCTGCTTTTCTTGTGATTGAATCATCGTCTATATCCCAGATTATACCGAGACTTAGCAATCCTGTAAAATATGAGCCGTCAATAATCATTGTTTATTCTCCTTTCTTCTTATCTTTTTTCAAAAGGTCAGAGCATCCAGCCTTATCGGCCGCAGAAGTTATTTCAGAAGTTTCTGAAACTACACCCATCTTTACCCATTTCATCGCAATCGGAAGGGAGACATGGGTTTCATCCCCCGACTTAAATGCACTGAAATCCTTTTGGAATGTAACTTTGTACACTTCCGACAAGTCAATATTATAAGAGTTGTCGCTTTTTGCTTTATTAATACTGCTTCTTTTCATATTTTACATTTTAACACGTTAAGCACCTTTGGTTATCGCAGTAATCACATTTTTGAATGTGTCAGACACGAATGCTGTCTTATATTGAGACTTGATATAAGCAAGCATTCTCTTTTCACCCAAGATAGTCACCAAGTTTTTGGTGAAATCATCATTCTCCCAACCAATGCTCATGGAAAGGGCAACATAATCACGGATAAATAGATAACGAAAGTCTCCCATCTGGAAAGATCCTAGCTTTACGTTCGGATCTTGGATAACCCGAAGTCCCGTAATCAATTCATCCCCAATTTTAAATGGGCGGATATAATCACCATTGTCGTTCTTTGTGAGCTGCATATTAGCATAATCCACCGGATTCATACGAATGGCATTCGGAGAATAAGCCATATTGCTTACACTTACAATTTGAGTATAAGCGGCCACAATCGCATCATACATATTAGGGGACTTGGACACTTCGATTCCCGTTAGAGAGAATGCCGGAATTAAATCACCAACTCCTTTTATCTGGCCACCAGAACCTGTTCCATTGAATATTCCATCTTCTTCTTTCAAGCCAATCTTATTGATAATCTCGGCTTCAATTTCTCTTTCCAATTGCGGAATATCTTGTAAGACTTCGGTTGTAACCTTGGCTGTCAAAGCTACCTTTCCGGCAGAAACGGTAACAGTCTCCACAGATGCTGTCATTGAAGGTTTTAAACCTCCTTCGGGAACCCATGCGGCATCACCGGTAACATCTTTCAATTCAGCATATACTACAGACGGAGTAGAAATACTTGCTACATTAGCCACGTCACGGATAGAAGCACGTTTACGAGGGGCTACACTGATTTGATCGTCAATTGTAATTCCACCGGCAACAGGACTTCCTCCTGTAGTCATTACAGGAGCAGATGATTTCACTACGACATCAAATTTAACTCCGCCCTTTTTCTTTAGAGCTTCAACATCAATAGTTTTGACTCCGTTGATCTCGGTTACAAAGCCTTTGCAGGCATCAGCAATTTGTTCTCCAAGAGACTTAAGTCTGATATCTCCTCCTTTTGTTTTCTCGGTCGCAGCCTTGATCCGAACGATTGTTTCTTCAAATGATTTTAAACGTTCGTTGATAGATTCACTATCTGCAAATCCTTTGATTTCTTTTTTCAGTTCTTCGATAGATTTTGTTGCATTATCAATTGATTCCTTCATTGACTTTGAATCAATCTCATCATTCATGAACTTGGCGAAAAGAGCCTCCATGTAGCCATCCAGCCCCTTGGAAAACACTTCAAAAACTTTAGATTCGTCTTCGGACAATCCTTTGGTATCAAGGAAATCCTTAAACTCAACCTTTTTCACTTCTTTTCCCATACTACTTTAATTTTAAATTTTTGAACATTGATTTTACTTTATTGCCGTGCTTGTCGGCTTCCCCTCCTTCAGGTGTAGGTTCTTTCCGAATCTCCGGCCTGAATGACGCAAGTGACATTGCTTTTGATATAATTCTTTGTATCTTTTGCTGTTTGGATGCAGGCATTCCTGAACACACTTCTGATATTTCGGTATTTAGTTCTTCATAAGCTTTTTCGACATCCTCTATGGATTTTAGCCCCAAATATTCTGTTTCCCCATTGCAACCGATAGAGACTACCGATATTTCATAAAGCTTTACCTCTTTCACTATGAAAGCGTCTTTTTCCGCATCGTATTCGCAATTCTCCCACACATACTGATATCCGATTGAGAATTGGTTTAAAGTTCCGGATTCGAGCTGTTTTATTGCCTGTTCTCCCCTCGGGACTTCATCTATTTTTGCTTCGAAATAGAGTCCTTTTTCATCTTCATTTAATACTGCAATCCGGCCTATAGGCTCATTCATATTATGCATCCAAAGCATAATTATCTTATCGTTAGCCGGGCTTTCCGGCCCTCTGTCCTGGATGCTCTTGGAAAAACATCCTTTTATCAGAATATCACCCGCTTTGTCCTTGTTCCCAAAAATGGCGGCATATCCGCTAATGGTACGGCTTTCATTGTCGTAGTTTACTTCTTTTGCATAAATAGAGAATGTCTTATACTGCATCCCCATTCTTCCGCTATATTTATTAGTTTTGTCCATTTTCAATAGAGTTATTAGTTTTTAATTCACCTTTTGGATTATCAGGATCGATATCTATAAACTTTGCCAGCTCATTCCTGGATTCATCAAGAGTTATCTGACCTTTTTCAACTAATTGAATTAAAGAAGAAGCCATTTTTTGAAAAGCGGAAGAAGATGCGGACTTGTCTTTCTGAAGGCAATCAATATGAGTATAATCCAACTTTATAAAAACACCTTTGGGACAAATTGCGTCTGTCAAAGCTTCTGACACTTTTTCTGAATCAGGAATAATAAGACCTTGGTAAGCGGACTTTTCCGCTATGCTTTTGTTGTCATATTTAGATTCATCAAATAAACTATAATCAATACCTATCGCATTGCATATCTTTCTGCTACACCGCTTATCCTCTTCGTGAAGTTTAAGCTGGGACGCATCATAATTTAAGGGAATCCATCCAAGTTTTATCTTTGACGTCAGGATAGGAAATTTATTGAGAATACCATATTTTTCTTTTAGTTTAGATTCCAATATTTCTTTTTCCTCTGGTGTCATAGCCTGATTACCCATCTTATCGGTATAATCAGAATAAATAATACCTTTGGGACCACCATTTACAATTAACTGATAACTGGCTGCCATTGCTGCAATCCAGTTATTAATTGGCATAGAAAGGGAGTCTGTAACCGAAGAGAATTTTATATCCTGATTAGAGCCATTAACATTTGCAGAACTATCGTAAATTACAAAATAATCTTCATCGGATAATTCTTCTTGCAAACCATTCCATTCAAGATAAACTCTAGAAACAATATCTTCTATATCATACTGGCGAAATAGTTTCCCGGAAGAAACCATGTGAAATATCTGTGCAGGTATGACATACATTGCGAGTGGAGATGATTTTTTTGCTGCTCTTACAGTGAAAATGGGACAATATCCGAAAAGCTTAAGAGACATCTCAATCTCTTTAAAGAATCCAGCTCTTGTTTGAAGTGGGTTAGGACGCGACAGCAATTCTCTAATATCATTATATTCCTCTTTCTCATTCCCATCCTTGTCTGTGACATATATTCTCCCATTCGCAAAAAGAGAACCTATTTTATTTATAACAGTAGAGAATGGGGTGCATACAAGAAGAGAATCTGCTTTATCCTTATCCAGGGTTAGATTATAATCATTTTTGATGTTACCAGATGGCGAGAAGAAATTGGTAAGATACAAGAAATTCCCATTAGAATCCTTTTCAATAGCTTTTACTGTCTCTCTCATTGAGGGAACAGATATATTAATTTTTTTTTGAAACCAATTTCCTAATTTAGACATAAAAAGAATGATTATCTGATTTGAGATAACCATTCCCTACGAAATGAAGAGGTCTTTACGGACAAAAATACTAACGAAAAATCCGATAGTATAAAAATTATAGGTTCCGTGCATCTTCACACGAAGGGATTGTTATCCTCACCGCAAATATAGAAATAATTTCTATTTAGTCCAAATAAAAATAGATAATTATTATTCGTAATTATATCACTTTTGAAGATTTTGCACGAGCGCACACGCAAGATAATACATACATGCCTTCAAAGCTGTTAATACCATCATAATCAGACATGTTAGCGATTAATGCAGAAAATGAATCATCGGATTCCGGGAAGTAGATTGTTTTAATAATCGATTTATACGATTCAATCATAGTTTTCTTATCTGTTGATTCTTCTCTTACCCACAAATCATGATCTATAAGCTTCCTATAATCGTCTGCGTAATGTTTCATCTCTACGGGAATCTCCATTTGTACATTCCCGTCTGTTTTATTAATAAGTTGGTCAACAGATATTAGCGAATCGGAGAACAAGCAGTCAATCATGAACATCTTTCCGCCAGCAACGCAATAAGAAACCATTATAAACAATCCGTTTATATTGGGGTGTATTTCAACAAAAATTTGATTATTTACCCCTATTTCCTCTTTCTTGTAGTATAGAACATCTACCTCACCTCTCATCTCCACAGTTCCCGTAAGAGCGTCGCATGCGTCATCGTGAGCGTTTTTCCCCCTTTTCCTGTATGTTTTCAGTTGAGACGCAAATTCCGGCCACCTCCTTTCCCAATCAGCAGGGAAATAAGTAAGGTTCATCACCTCGGAAGATCTGGTAAAGATCCGAACCTCTTTGTTTTTTGACTGATGAAACCAGCTTACTTGAGTCTTGGAGTTGCCAATCATCCGCATTTGTTTCTCTACATTCCGGGCAAATCCCCTTCCTCCATTATTGCTTTCTATATTTGCCTTGGATATTTGGTCTTTAGTGAGCATTTTAGCAGTTTCCGGTTCGGTAAATTCCATCTCCTTTTGTGTAAAAAGGACATCAAGAATGAAATTCCCTATCTCTGTATCGATATAATCAATAGAACATAAATAATCGCTTCCGGTATCGGCTGTATCTGTATAGTTTTTCCTTATTGCTCTATTGGTTATCGGAATAGCCTCATAAGTCTTAAACTTTCCATACATTAAGCCTTCCATAGGAGTTGGATTCTGCATATATTGGGTTTCAAAAACATAGCTATTCACCCTCTGCATCCTATGCAACTCTTCGATGGTATGTTTAAACTCCCATAAAGCTTTCTCCTTGCCATTTTCATATATTATTGCCGGAAGAGATAAGACAGTCCATTCTCCCGGCTCTGTTTCCATCAAATACCCGCAAAGATCATGCTCATGAAGTCTTTGCATAATGATTATAATAGGGGTATTCCGTGAGTTTACACGGTTTCTTATAGTTGTTTCAAACCGTTGGTTTACCTTTTCTCTTGGAGTGTCCGATATTGCATCTTCAGGTTTAACCGGGTCGTCAATAATCAATGCACCTGCAAATTTAGATGACGGTTTGAACTCTTCTAATTCTTTGGATAGATCGTTTTCATCATCAACTGCACCAGCACCAAAACCTGTGACTTGTCCCCCAGAAGCTGTTGCGTACATTCCCCCGCCTTCTGTTGTATACCACTTCTTTTTTGCATCGCTTGTTTTCTTTATGTCTACATAAGGGAATACACGCTTATATTCTTCCGACTTAACTATATCTCTTACCTCTTCTGAATTATCATTGGCCAGATCATCTGAATAAGATAAATGAAGGAATTTGGCAGAAGGATTGACTGCAAGACCATATGAAATAAAGTTTTTAACCACTAATTCCGTTTTTGAATATCTGGGAGCTATATTTATTATCAGCTTTTTTATTTTCCCATCAATCACATCATCAAGAGCCTGGCATATCTTTACATGATGGTCATTTACTACAAATTTGCGACCGAATCTTGCTTTAAAGAAATATCTCGTATAGTTTAACGTCCCTGATAGGCAAAACGCCCGTATATAATCATATCCTTCCCCCATCATAAGTCTTCTATTATTCGTTTGGCTTCCTCTTTGGTCATAGGAGATGCAATGTTTATATTCATATCTTGCGGAGAATCAAAACCAAGCATTTTGCAAAGTCGTTGGATAGTCCATGTACGCCCATTCAGTTTTATTTCAATCCCCTCTTTCCCCTGTTTCACGCTTTCGACTTGCATTGCCATTTCGTCAGTCCAGTCTTCACTATCTTTGAAAGTAACATTGCCGTCCTTTATGGTAAGGAAATTACGTATATCAGCATACATAAAGCTTCTAAGCATATTTAAAACTTCTTCTTTTGTAATGTCCGACTTCTTTTTGAGTTCTTCCTGAAGTTCTTTTACCCTTGTCAAAACCTTGTTATTTTTTAGCAGTACTGATGCTCTTTCCCATACAGTTTTATCAGCCCATTTTTTACTGTTGGGATATGCACTCCTATAAGCCTCAGACGCATTTCCACACTCAATATAGTAATTACAAAATTTTTCCTGTTTTACTGATAACTTCATGTCTTTTCGTCAGATTAGCTACATGCCACTTGACATGTAGCACAAAGTTAATAATTCTTGTTTATTACTTTACACTCCTCCCCCATATATTCGCATTATACATGGAATAAGCCCATAATTCAATCTCCCAGTCTTTTTCTAGGAATTTCTCTCTCATGGCTGATTCAAAGCAGTCAGCCAGTAGGTTGTTGTCTATTTCTTGGTTCATAATCATTCGTCACTGTCTTTTAACATTAAATCTCCATTCATTAACAGAGGAAGCATTGAATCCCTAAGTTCCGCAAGAAGTCTGTTTTCTTCATTATTGAGATAGTAAAGATGCTGTTTGTACATATTCATAAAGAAAGGCATGATACTTGATAATATCTCTTTATCAGTATTTTCAATCACAAACACTTTACTATTAGATGATTGAATATACTTGCTCTCAATAATCTTCTCTTTTACTTCGTAATTCTTGAATGATGTAAAACTTTCATTCATTGCCTTAACAATTTCATTAGATGCTTCACAGTCTCTTATAACTTCCGTAAGTCCTAGTTTTTCAGCCCATACTTTATTGACTGTAACCTTTATGACATTACGTTCACGGATAATACGGTTAATATCTGAAATGATAGCGTTAAAGTCACGGTGAACAGTTCCTTCAAATTCTATAGGAAGATATGGACCAATAATCAGATTATATCCATGTTGTTCTAATTCTTCCTGCGAAATTCTTTTAGAAAATGAGTCCTGTTCTTTTATTGTAAGCTCGCATATAGCGGCTATTTGTTCATCTGAAAAAGTGTTGAATTCTTTTTTGTAAATACGGTTATAATGTGAAGCATCACCTTCTCCACGTTGTTCTCTCACCTCGACTGATTTCATTTCCTCCGCATTAATCAGCATCACATCTTTACTTTTTTTCCTTTTATCGAGAACAAGGATACAAGTAGCAACAGAGGTAGACTCAAACATCTTTTCAGGCAAAGATATGGCAGCTTGGAGCCACCCTTTCTCTATTAGAAACTTTCTGCATTCCTTTTCTTCTTTACTCGTTAGCACACCCCTAGGGAGAATTAAGGCGCATCTGTCACTCCTTTGCAGACAGTGGGCGACAAAGGCAAAATTACAAGTGTACTTTTGCGGCAAATCCTTTAGGATTGTTTCTGAAACCGATACTCTTATATTGAAAGGAGGATTAGATACCCCTACATCGGCTTTCATCAGTTCTGTTTCAGGAAACATCGGACGCTGCACGGAGGCATATACAGTACCTTTAATGGTATTATATGAATGAATAATATTACCGGATAAGATATCCTTATTAATCACTGTTGCTTCAATATTGCGAATACAGAGATTGAATAAGAGAATAGGTATCACTCGTTCGTCAAGCTCTTCACAAACAAATTTCAAATCAGGATTGGTGCACCACTTTTGGATAGTTAGTGCACCGGAGCCGCAACAACAATCGTAGACCAGTTTTTCACTTGGCATATAACTGAGAAAAGAGACAAGTTTAGCAAGGGATACTGGCGTATAATCCTGTTTCTTCTCTTTCCTGTCTGCATGGTAGAATTGATATACTCTTTGTAACCAGTCTACCGTCAAATCAGGGCATAATTCCTTGTATTTCTCAAAATATAAGGTTGAATTTTGAGAGAACAAGGCAAACATAATCTTATCTGGAAGTGTATCAACACTGACACACCCGAAAAGATCACATATTCTTGATGTTAATTCTTTTAGTTCCATATCTTTTATTACTTTTCCATTTTTCTTTTAAGATTACTGTATTCAATCTCAATACACTTGCTTATCTTGTCAGCATCCTCGTAGCGTTCAATTACTACTGTATTTTTCTTGTCATAATTACTCATACGGGCACATTTACCATCACATGACATATTTATATGCACATTGTTGGCAACTCCCGTAATAATTGATTTTTTATAGCATTGACCGCTGTATGGGCTGTAATGCCTGCATAGTTGCCTGTATTCTTCTCGGTTCATAACTTCACTTGTTGGTATGGCTATTTCTCCTTTAATCAACTAATTTAAATTCGTAAGCAAATACAAACGGATTGCTTTCCCATGTACCTTTGCCAGAAACTTTATCTATGAGGGCGGCAAAGGCTTCACGTGGAGTATCAAATCCATCGTCTTTGTTTCCCTCAAACTCATAAAATATAGATGGCGGAAACTCATCATCACCCGAATCTTCATATATCCCTTCTTTCAAGCAATCTTCATCGCTAATGTCCTGTAAGCGTTCAACC